ATCTTTATAGGTGTGTTTGGTACCGGAAATACAGGAAGTACTTCAACTCTACCACAACCATCTCCCTTTTTTAAAGTATCTCTTACATGTACATGACCAAATCCTATCTTATTCTCACCATCACCAACATAATATACTCCCGATCTTGATATCAATGCAATATTACCATCTATAAATACTCCATCCTTTTCAGATTCTTTAGAAAAAAAACTTGATAACATATCTGGAATTTCTGGAGCATCTTGTCTCATATCATGATTTCCAGAGATTATATATAATGGACATAAATCTGCTATTTTATGTGTAATGTAAGTGTACAAGTGCAATCCACTTGATTCTACTTTACATTTACTATGAAATAAATCTCCTGTAATTACTACAACCGCTGTTCCATTTTTTATAGTTTTTAAATTAGATAATTTTTCTATAAGTTTTTCAAATACATCTAAATATTCATCATATCTGGAATGCTCTCTGTCCCCCGTTCTTATATGAGTATCGCTTATATGAATAACTGTGTCTATATGTCCTGATGAAGGTACAGGAAGCATTGTCATCATATGTATATATTGTCTAGTGCTTATGTGATTTAATGTTAAATGAATATAACTCGTTATTATAAATGAACAGATTACTCCGTTTTTTATTTTTAATATTCACACCAATTCCTAATAATGCTTTTCTTCAATTTTCGTTTATAAAGCAAATAAAATGGAAACGTTTTCATAGAAAAGTCCAAGATACAGTATTAACTCATCCTGTAGTTACAAATAATAGATACACAAAAGATTTCGCAAAAGGTACCGCATCACTCAACGAACAACGTGTTTTTATACAACAATTTAGTGTATTTAGTCAATTATTTCTAATAGCACAATTAACAAAAGTTATAAATGCACCAACAAAAGAAGAAATGAGAGAAGGTAAAGAAATATTATGCAATGAATTGGGTGTTGAATTTAACAAATCAGGTTCAATAGAAAAAGGTGTATACAGACATAAATCTGCACATTTTGAGTGGTTATCTGATATTGCGGAAGATTTAGGTTTTAAATATACAAATATAGGAAGACGTAAAGTTGGAAGTGTAGATACTTTATATTTTTGCGATGAATTAAATAGATTATATGGAAGTGATGATGATGTAACTGCTATTGCTGCATCTTATGCAATTGAAAATTGGGCTCAAGCAGGATTTTGGGATGAATTAACACAAGGCTTCGATATTATTAATCAAAAACGTGCTAGTAATAATCAAAAACCACTCTCATTATCATTTTGGAAATATCATTCTATGATTGAATCTCAACATGCTGCACATACAGTGGAAGAATTAAAAGAAGTTTATTTATCTGGACGTATTGAGGACGAATATACGTTTTTATATCTTTGTGAAGAAATGCTTGATGCAATAAATATCTTTTGGAAAGGATTGGAAAATAATCAAAAAATATTTGAAAATTATTAAAATACAATAAACACATATGATCTATATTTATAACATATTTTCACTAAGGAATATAAGAATTTGTCACTAAATAACCCTTAATGAATACCATACAAAATTTTCAGAACAATGTTCGGGTATTCTTATTTAGTCTTTTGCCAGTATCTTTGAGAAATATTATTCATAGTAAACTCAAGTCCTCGTCTATTACAGATTCACATGTAAATAGTGCAATTACAGTAACTGTGGGAATGTCTGGGTTTTTTATTTACAAACTATTGCATAACCATCCACATTTGTTATCAATTTTATTTTCATTATATCCTATTCACATAACTATCGCATACACAAAGGTACATAGACCATTACCTTTAGAAATTCGTAAAATCATCATGACTTGGTTTTATTTCGTTTTATGGGACAACATGACATTTTTAATCAAAAACTATCCACTTTTACGTATGACGGGATATTCTATTATTATTTTTAAAAAATATGACAACTCACAATGGACTATTGGAGATTATGTTATAGAAAAACATGGTCATGTTGTCAATAAAATAACCACTTATACATCAGATGACACTATCACAACAAATGATGAAACCAATGATGAAACCAATGATGAAACCAATGATGAAAATAAACAAGTAAAATCTTCTATCAAAACTGATTAGAATCTTAATAATTTTTAATTATATTTACTCATATGGTTCACCATTTGAATGGCTTGTGCAGAATAACTCCATTCGTTATCGTACCATATAGTAAATTTATACTGGCGATCATTCATTTTCATACATGCGGCAGAATCTACTATAGTAGGATTTGTTGTGGTCATAAAATCTGTGCTTACCAAATGCTCATCGTCATTAACAACAATTTCTTGCTTTGTACGCAAGAACGATAATATATCTTTTAATGATTCATCTTTCTTAAGAGTAACGTTAATGTCTACCATACTAACATTGCTTGTTGGGACTCTTACTGAAGTACCATATATTTTCCCTTCGAGTTCTGGTAATATTTTAATAGCTGATTTACTAGCCCCAGTTGTATGTGGTATAATATTATTAAAAATACTTCTATGAGACCTATTTTTTAAATGAACTCCATCAAGTACATTTTGTGAAGCAGTTGCAGCATGGACTGTTATAAAATTAGCATACTCAATGCCATATTTGTCATTTAATAATTTTATTAGTGGTACTATACAATTTGTAGTACAAGACGAATTGCTAATAATTTTCTCTCCTTTATAAGTTAAGTGATTACCATTAAATAAATATTGGGGTGTATCATCTTTAGCAGGTGCACACATGATAAAATATTCAGCATTGTGCTCTTTTGCATTTTCATTGGTTAAAAATTTACCAGTTGTTTCAAATACGTATTTGGCACCATTCCACATATCTTTTTCTGGTGTACGTTTGTTTAACAATCGTATTACATTATTATTAATCTTTATAGTTTTCTCATTTACCACATCAACATCTAATTTATCATATTTATGAAAGCTATCATTCTGAATGTATGAAATAATCTTATCAATTTTAAAATCTGGAAAGTTTATTGCGTTCACTCTTATATTTTCATTTTTTATTGATTGATGTAAAATAGATTTACCTATGCGGCCAAATCCATTTATCCCAATATTAATCATTTATTTATGATGTACAAATTAAATTTAATTATAGTGAAAATCAATATAAGTATATATTAACAATTACAAATTGGGGTTTAGGTTGTTAAGCCTCTATGGCTCAGTGGTAGAGCGTTTGTCTTGTAAACAAAAGGTCCGTGGTTCGATCCCGCGTGGAGGCTAAATTATTTAGTTCTTATCTCGTCTTAGCTCAGATGGCAGAGCGTTCGACTGTAGAGGTAAAATTAGACATCGAATGGTCACCTGTTCGATTCAGGTAGACGAGAACCCGTTTATAAGACTCTAATGGTGTAGTGGTAACATTTCAGATTTCCATTCTGAAGCCGGGGGTTCGATTCCCTCTTAGAGTATGATTTTTTCTATTAAGGACATTGTGGCCGAGTGGTTAAGGCGAAAGACTTGAAATCTTTTCCCGTTAGGGTCGCAGGTTCGAATCCTGTCAATGTCGTTTTAAATTAATCATACTTATATAAAGTATCCATTTTGATATATTAGAAATTTGCTCTTTATATTTATAAAAAAATACGTGAAGATTATATAGTCTTACTAAAGTATATGTTTCTATCTATTTTGTTAGTTTTTCAGGTATAAAAGGTGCATCATAATCATATGATTCGTATCCTAACATATTGTCTGTTAATACAATTATATCAAGATCATCGGGAATTGCTAAATTGTTATCAAATTTTGACTCCTTTTTTTGTTCTTTTACAATATTCTTTTTCTTTTTCTTCTTTTTACATATAATTTCTTGTTGTTCGTCTTCATCTCTATCTTCATCATCTTCTTCATCCTCTTCATTACCATCTTCTTCTTCATCAGAATCTTCTGTATCGACTTTATCAATAGGATCCATTTTTTTCACAATGAGTTCATTTACTTCTTCTAAAGATATATCATCTGAAATATTTGATGGTAACATTTTTGCGGCATCATCATCTTTACCACCTAAATGTTTAAAAACAATCACAACATCTACCACATTAATTGTTTCATCTAATGGATAAATGTTCCAAATATCTGTATTTTTATACTTCTTTGGCATATCTTTTAAACCATATAGAGAGATATAATATCTAGAACCATTTATTAAGTAAGGTCCTTTCAAGTAATGATTCTTAGGATAAACCCCTTTTGATGTCTTCTTGTGGATAAAACGCAGTAGATCATCCGTGGTTTGAATACTGTCAAGTGTTCGTTTGTATGCTTTGGGTGTTATGATTTCATTTGACCCATCTTTTTTAAAGACACACAACTTCATGCTTATAGTCATATATAGTTTGTATATTTACATCATTTTTATGATTTTAATGATTAAATCATTTTTATGATTTAATAATTATTGGATGGACGTACCAAAATTTATACATTCAAATATAAAAAAAACTATAAATAGATTGTTATTTCCTTTTCATGCCAATAAAACAGTTCATAACGCATTTAAAATAGGAAAAGGTGGACAAAGTCCTATTGCGACAAACATTGAAGTTAAATTAGAAGAGGATTTGATTAAATGGATACTTATTTTAGTTGGAAAAATTTTCATGAGTCAACCCGTTTTTTTAGAATTAAATGGACCTATAAATATATGTGGAGACATTCATGGACAATATGCTGATTTATTACAAATTTTTTATACGTTAGGATTTCCAGATAAACAGAATTATCTTTTTATGGGAGATTATGTAGATAGGGGAAATAGGAGTTTAGAAGTAATCCTCCTTCTATTTTGTTACAAAATATTATATCCTAACAGTTTTTTCTTATTAAGAGGGAATCATGAAACTGGTTCAATATCAAAACAATATGGGTTTTATAGTGAATGTATAAAAAGAGGTTATTCTGTTAAATTATGGAAGTTATTTATTGATACATTCAATAAAATGCCATTATCTGCAATGATATTCAATAGAATATTGTGTATGCATGGTGGTATATCTCCAAACCTAAATAGTTTGGAGGATTTAAAAAATATTAAAAGACCATTGGATATTCCTGATAGTGGTATTGCATGTGACTTAGTATGGGCAGATCCAGATCCTAATACAAGTAAATGGGGTGAAAATGAAAGAGGTGTATCATATGTATTCGGTGAAAATGTATTGAAAAAATTTTTAGATGAAAATGGTATTGATTTAATATGCAGAGGACACCAAGTTGTTGAAGATGGTTATGAATTTTTTGCGGGTAGAAGATTAGTTACTGTATTTTCGGCTCCTCGATATTGTGGCGATTTTGACAATAAAGGTGCGGTTTTAGTCATTAAAAAAAACATGGAATGTAGTTTTGTATGTTTTGATTAATATTTTATCTAAAATCCAATATTTTTTATTTATTCTCTTTAGGTTATATAATAATGGCATATTGTTCTGTGGAAGAAGCATGGGGTGCTCCATTAGGTCCAACACCACCAATGCTACAAGATCAAGAATGTAAAAAATATAACGAAGAATCACACCCTGTATTCACAGAAAAATTTAATTTAAATGCACAAGAATCTGAATCTGAATCAACTGTTGCACCACCTCGGTCAGACCAATTTGAAGACTCTATTACTGATCCACCATTAAGAGGTTCATTGTTATCGGGAGCAATCCCAGATCAAACATGGAAATATAAGAAAGAAAACCGTCCTGTAGTAAAAGAAGTTGAAAACAAGGAACCCAATAATTCTCTCGTTGAATTCAAATATAATGGTCAAATTGGAGATAAGTTAGATAAAATGATAGAAATATTATCAAAAAAAAACTGTACTTCATGGACCGACGTTGTTATATTTGTTGTTTTAGGAATACTAACGATTGTGGTTTTAGATATGTTTTTCCGTTTAGGAAAATGGATGATACTTAGAGGTGTATCTCAATCTCAACCTCAATTTAGAAACACACAACCATATATGAATCCATATTATACTCAAATGCAACAAATGCAACAAATGCCAGCACCTGCCCCTATGCCAGCACCTGCCCCTATGCCAGCACCTGCCCCTATGCCAGCACCTGCACAATATTATCGTTAATTCTAATAGCAATTATGACGTATGTTTTACAATATCCACCCACGAATTTGCCTTAATCATATTATTTGAAACACATACATTCGTTACATCATTCTTTTTACTCTCATTATTATTTAATACATTCTTATTCACCTTTGGATTGCCTTTTCTTTTTAATTTTACAAGTTCCCCTGTAGATTTAGATTTTCTAGGTTTTCTATTCTTCTTTTTTTTCTCTCCATCCTTTGAATATGGCATACCTCTTCTCCATGTATCGGGTTCTCTAAATGTTCCCTTCTTTTGAGGTATATCTACATATGTTTCTGTAAGCGAAACATAAAAAGGATCCTTATTAATTTTATCTTCTGCATTATTTTCAAGATCATCTTCTGGATTCTCATCAGAAGACATATCTCCCCATTTAGTTGGATCGTAATCAAACATTTTGATGTTGTATGTTATGTAAAATAATATACATAGTTAAATCATTTTTTTAACTGTGATTATTTTACGTTATTTGTTTCCGTTCTAATTTTAATAATGAATGATAGACTTGATATATTCTCTCTTACCGAGAGTAGAGAAAGAAAAATAAAAAGTCGTTTGAATTTATTCGAGGAAGTTTTAAGAAAATGCCATAAAAAAATTAAAAGTGTTTCGGAAACAATGGAATCAAAATGTTTATTTGTTATACCTGAGTATGTCATTGGAATGCCCTTATACAATAAAGATATGTGTAAAGTTTTTCTTGTAAATACTTTGAAAGAAGAAAGTTTCGATGTACAATTTTTTTATCCAAATATTCTATACATATCATGGGAAAAAGTTGCAAGACGTGTAGATCCGGATCAGTTGTCTAACTATGATTTACATCGCAATACAAGAAATGACTTTGATAATAGAAACCTGTTATTACATAATAGTCCCTCAACATTACATATTAATCCACCTCTTTTATTAGGAAACGGGAATTCTTCTCCTTACGGTACAGAAAACCGTACATCGCCATATAGTACAGAAACTCGTAGATCTCTATATAGTACAGAAAACCGTGCATCACCATATAGCACAGAAAATCGAAGATCTTTATATGATATAGAACCAGAATTAACCGCGTCTTCTTTATCATTTAATGTACAACAAAATAACCGACCACCACCTTCTACTGGTAATCTAAAATATATAAATACTGGTAAATTATTTTAATATTTATTAAATTAGAAAAAAAATCTTTTATTTTATGTAAGTAATAATGATTTTTGAGTATGTATTTACAACGTTAACAGTTAGTTTAATAACATGTATAGCCGCTTCTATTGCAATTGATGGAGGAGATATTTTAAACCCTAAAAGGGATTAACTACTTTTTAGGGTTGCAAATGAATACATGTTTGAATCCTCCTAAAAGTGTCCTACTACAGCTTCCCATTATACTTACAAACACACCAGATGCTTCTTTCACTGGCTGTAATTGTGGCATAGTTATATTTGAAAAAGTAAATATAAATGCTATTATTATCATTAGAATTATCGTTAACATAAGAATTATGTTAATCGATGCTATTGTGAGATTTCCAAAATCATAAAATTTATCTTCTTGAAATAACAATGTTAAATTGTGAACATTGCTCATAAAAATATTTAAAAATAATACACATACTAACAAAGACACAAGAAAACCTTGCAAATTGTCATCTAATTTTAGAACTGAAACAATAATCAATGCTAAAATTATTCCCAAAATAATAGTTGTTATAATATTATTAAATCTAGCAAAAGTTCTGTTAACACGACGTCTCATTTTCCTAAGGTCACGTTTTTGCATTCTCAATTCAAAATCCTTTTCACTATAACTACCAGAAGGACTTTGTTGAATAACGATTGTTGATTCTTTTTTCTTACCCATTATAGAAATACAAATTTAAAAATAATAATTTCATTTAACATTCAATAGTTTGAACAATATTCATCTTTCAAGGGTTCGGGAGATGGTCCTACCAAAATCGCTGTTGTACACCCTACAACAACTAATGTAATAATCCAACCAAAACACGTCTTCAAAAATAGATTCCAATTTACACCTTTTTTCCCTTCAAATAATCCTACTGCAACAGTTGCTCCAATTTGACAATGAGTTGTAGAAAGTGGCCACCCTTGTCCAGTTCCGTATATAATAACTAAAGCAGCTCCTAATTCTATACATGAACCACGTGACGGAGTTATAGCAGTAAGTTTAACACCCATCGCATTCATTATCTTATACCCGTAAGTAGCCAATCCTACTGTCATACCGAAACCACCCAATGCAAGTATCCACAACATTGTTCCTTCATTCATTTCAGTACTTTTTAATACTTTTCCTTTCTTATAAGCAATATACGCTGCTGCAAAAGGACCCATCGCATTTGCAACATCATTTGCTCCATGACTAAAGGAATCTACAATTGCAGTAAATACCTGTATATAACTAAAAAATTCCTCTACTTTGGAATCATGTGTTTGCATGTTTTTATGAATTTTGGAAACAACATCTATAGTTTTTACATCTCTGTGTGTATCTATTGTCAATTGATTTCTAACATAAGATACAATCGCATTTTTCTTTATTTTATTTACACCTTCATTGTCATCTTCATTGTCATCTTCATTGTTTGAATCATTTGTATCTTTATGTATTTTAACATCGTTTTGTGCCATGTCGTATGATTCTATTTCTTCTAGTGTAATACCTTCAAATTTCGTATCAACCGTTTTAATAAGTCTCGGTAATAACAAAGTAGTAAATGTAGCACAACCCAATCCTACATATAATCCTATTTCTATTGTAGGCCATAAATTACCTGATTTCGCCTCTCTAACAAGGCGACATGTACCAAACCTTTCACATTGACCCTTTGTACCTTTTATAATCCAATACGAAGTATTGAGTCCTGTTGTTACACCTACAATAATTGGAAATGCTACTTTCGCACGTAAATAAGAGTTTTTATAATCTAAAATACTTTTTTTGCAAATAAAATATAGAATTGATGCACATATACCCGATGCAATAGGTGATAACATCCAAGATATGACTATTTCTGCAACGCCATCTAACCATGGAAAATTATTCCAACTCATATTTGTAGTCCCATTTCCATAATCATTACGAGAATAATTCCAAACTACACAACGATGGCCTCTAGACATCATCGCCATGCCAATTACCCCACCAACACACGAATGTGTTGTACTTACTGGCATCTCAAGCCACGATGCTAAAATTAACCATAAACCTACAGAAATCGTTACACACATCATCCCATAAATAAGTAAACCTGGATTATCATCAAAACATCCTGGATCTGCAATACCTTTTCTAATCGTTTTAGATACATTGCTTCCCATAAGTACAGCTCCTGCAAATTCAAATATACTTGCCAATATAACCGCCTGTTTTACAGTTAATGCTTTACTTCCAACACTCGTCGCAAATGCATTTGCTACATCATTTGCACCAATGCCATATGCAGCTATCACAGAACATACACCAGACGATACAATGTAAAATATCCAATCTGATTTCACAAACGTATCTCTACCTGCTTGGATCTCTTGAAATATACTCATAAGCGTCAAAACACTTAACCCCCTTAACATTGAATACGATGAAAGATTAATCATTATTCAAATAATACTATTTCAATTATACCTTTTAATACTATTAACTTTCTCAAATATCACATATTCTTCCCTTTATCTAACGTATTGTAATAAACTGTCATATATTCTATCGATATTTTCTTTTTTTATAAAAAAATGAAGATTATAGTTAAAATATTATAGTTCTAATAACCATTTATAGTTCTACAAATATGTCTTGAAAAGTGTCTACAATTACATTGGCATCGGGACATTTTTTCCCAGTGATCAATATCTGGATTTAAATGTCCAGGTTGTGGTGTTCCATTCATATTTTTAATACTAAGTGGTCTTTTTTGTTTATGAATATCACAACAATTGCATTTAGATAACATAAATATATAATCATTAGCTTTATTGAGATCTAAATGTTTTTCTATGAAGAATTTAAAGCTTGGACACTTTTCTCCTGCCGGACTCCATTGGTAAGCTCCACTGTAATCTGCTTCTATTTTATTAAATATTTTACATTGCATTGGTTCATTATTGCAAAAAGTCGCAAAATTGATAAAATGTAAAGATTTTTGAAAATCTGGTTTGAAATCTTTAGAAGAATAATCTCCGATAAGATTGATAATTTCTTGTGGAAATCCCTTTTTATGAAGATATTCATTAATTTTCATTGTTGAAAATATGTTATTTCCGTATTGTGAGTTTATACATACTAAATCGTTTAACTTCATTTTTTTATATAAATCTTTCTATTCGAAACAAAGTTCCTATTCTTACTGAAAAATTATATTAACTCTCAACTGTCACATACTTTTCTAATAAACACGTGCAACAGGTTCTACTGCCCCACATTCTTCTTCATCTAACGTATTGGAATGAACCGGTCTATATTCTATCGATATTTTCCCATTTACATCATCGTAATAAGTCATAGTATGTTTCATCCATTCATCATCTAAACGATCTGGATAATCTTCATATGCATGTGCACCACGAGATTCCTTTCTAGCTTCTGCAGCATGCATGGTAGCAGCTGCATTAGGAAGAAGATTTCGTAATTCAAGTGTTTCTACAAGATCTGTATTCCATATAAGCGATTTATCTGAAACGCCAACATCTGAAAAAGAATTAACTACATTATTTATTTTTGATATACCCTCTAAAAGTGAATCTTGTGTTCTATAAACCGCTGCATGATCTTGCATTGTTTTTTGCATATTTAAACGAAGATCAGCTGTAGTTATAGAACCATTTGAATACCGTATTTTATCTAAATCTTCCAACGTTTTATTGCCAGCATCCTTCGGAAGTGGAGGTATAGGATCACCTGGTTTTGAAATGTCAGCAATTCGTAGTGCACATGCACGTCCAAATACAACAATATCCAATAAAGAGTTCGCACCTAATCTATTTGCACCATGCACGGAAGCACATGCAGCTTCCCCTGCAGCAAATAACCCTGGAACAATCGCATCATGATCAATAATATTTCCTGATAAATCTCTCTTTTGATAGATTACTTCCCCTAAATGATTTGTTGGAATACCACCCATATTGTAATGTACTGTAGGTATTACAGGTATCGGTTCTTTCGTAACATCTACTCCTGCAAAAATAGCAGCAGTTTCACTAATTCCCGGTAATCTCTCCATCAATAATTCCTCTGGTAAATGATCCAAGTGTAAATAACAATGATCTTTTTCATTTCCTACTCCACGCCCCTCACGAATCTCCATTGTCATTGCACGTGAAACTACATCTCTAGAAGCTAAATCTTTAGCGGAAGGTGCATATCGTTCCATAAATCTCTCACCATCACTATTTCTAAGTATACCTCCTTCTCCTCTACAACCTTCAGTAATTAAACAACCTGCACCATAGATACCAGTTGGATGAAATTGCACAAATTCCGGATCTTCTATAGCCAAACCCGCTCGTAAAGCCATCGCATTCCCATCGCCAGTACAAGTATGTGCTGATGTACAAGAAAAATATGCTCTTCCATATCCACCAGTTGCTAAAACTGTATTTTTCGCATTTATACGATGTATTGTTCCATTCTCCATTTCTAAACACATAACACCCACACACCTACCATCATCATCCATGATCAAATCTAATGCAAAAAATTCAATAAAATATTTTGTATCAAACGCCAATGAACGTCCATATAATGTATGAAGCATTGCATGTCCTGTTCTATCGGCAGCACATGCACATCTATATGCTTGTCCACCCTTTCCATAATCTAGACTCTGTCCACCAAAAGCTCTCTGATAAATTTTACCATCTTCAGTACGACTAAAAGGTAATCCATAAGATTCTAATTCTAAAACTGCCCTCGGTGCTTCACGACACATATAATGAATTGCATCTTGGTCACCCAACCAATCTGAACCCTTCACAGTATCATACATATGCCAACGCCAATCATCTTCTGTCATATTTCCTAATGCTGCATTAATACCACCTTGAGCTGCGACTGTATGACTTCTTGTTGGAAAAAGTTTAGTAACACATGCTGTTTTAAAACCTGCTTCAGCTGCACCCATCGCTGCTCTTAGACCAGCCCCTCCTGCACCTACAACTACAACATCATATGTATGATCTATTATACTATAATCTCCCTGTAATTTTCGAATAGTACTAAACTGTGAACCTAAATTTCGACATACTACACGACTTACTTTATTCATTTAAGTAGTAGTATAAATGCTATAACCATACTCTTAATCATATTATCAAATAATATACGATTATATCAATGAGAACATTTAAAAAAAATATTAAAAAAAATAGAGCTCTTAGCAAAAAAGATAAAAGAAACAAATCAAAAAAGTCAAAAAAAAAAGGTAAAATAAAAAGAAAAAACAGACGTGTATTCAAAGATTCGAATAATGATGGTGTTACCGAACTTACAAATGCTAATTTTGAAGTAGAAACCAATGGCAAAGTTGCAATGATAGAATTCTATGCACCTTGGTGTGGTCATTGTGAAGCATTCAAATCTACATATCATGAACTAGGAACTCGATTTGCTAAAACTGATATTATTATTGGTGCTATGGATGCAACTGTAAATAATACACGAGATTATTATGACGTAATTGGTTATCCAACACTCATATTTAAAACAGCATCTGGTACAATAATACCATATAACGGTAATCGCGACGTTAACTCTTTAACAGAATTTATCAATGAACATTCACAAAAGAATTAACGAATTATAATGAGGTCGTGAAAATATAGTGTATAAAAATGATGTAAATATTATATACACATGATAATTGTATATAGCGTATAAACTATTATGAACAATACATTTGAACAATTAATAGAATCCGTCTCAAAACAAATTTCAAAACGATCTCGATTCTATAACAAAAAGTTAAATGAATTTGTTAGGTGGACTTCTAGCAAATCAGAAATGAATGGCACATCTGGTAATCAAATTAGACATATATTGTCATCTGCTCTTATTGAATTGGGAATACAAAATGATAAAACAACGCAAATTCTTCTAGGCTTTTATAAAGATTTAAGAGAATTTGATGCATCATCATTTATTTCAAAGGTAAATATCTATAGTAGAGGTAAATATGAACATGAAAGGATTCTTGATTTATTTAATAAAAACAGTACAGTAGTAAATGCATCTATATCTGCTCTTTTAAGTGTTTTCTTAGAAAAAGGATCTAAATTCGGAGCAAGCAGTATGTCTATATCTAACTTAGCAGGTTTGTGCATATTCTCTCAATGTATATTTATGGGAGCACGATCAGATAGAGATGGTTTTGGTTCCGCTGATAATTTAGTTGCTTTAGCAAAAAATATACAACGTAAAAGATTGAACGAAATTGAAAAAAAGAATGCACAAAAACATGCAATAAAAAACCAAGATGGTAGAATCAAAGCATACATACGATCTTTAAACAAAGATGATTCCGAAGATGAAGAAGATGACATAATCATTACTGAAAATACGATAGATGAACCGAAATTACAATCAAACTCTGTAGATGATTGGGAAAGTTTAATTTAGTAATTTTTAAACTATGAACTTCTCAAAAATTTTTTTATTTAACAAAAAAAACAAATACATAGATAATGCTATTTAATTCACTTTTATTATTTATAACAAATCCTACAAAAATTTTTTTAAATTTAGATAAAATTAATGATTTACTTATTCACGCAGGAATAACATTCAAAACTAGTAAAAGAGAAGTTCGATATGATTTTCGTGCTTTCAATTATAATAATACATATGTTACAAATGAAAATATTCGTAAAAATATAAGTAAAATGTTCCCTGACCTATTCGGTAAAAATTCAGAACAAAATACATATAACATAAATGATATTTATAATAAAGTTGAATATGATTCAAAAGAAGTATACTGGGGTACATCAAATTTTAGCATAGATGAGTTGATAGAAATAGAGAATACATTACATAAAGATTATGTATTGGGAATATATGATTGTCGTCATTATGTAAATGAAATATGTAAAATTGCATTAGATAAAGAAATACCAATCTGGAACTTAAAAACTTTATAGATTATGATAGTTTATACTACTTGTAATTGGTTTGAATCTACAAATAAAAATGATATTATATCTTATTGATTAAACTTTCAAAAGTTCTGTCAAAATGATATCAGAAATTAACCCTGAGCATATCAAACTTCTTGAAAATTGTTTTAAGAAATGGAGACACTTTTATCATGAGGAAATTTTACATGAAATGTGGTGTAGATATGTAGAATATGAAAACTACTACGAAAACTATTGGAGTAGGGAAGCAGAAAGATGGTGGGCCGCAGGAATTATTCAGAATTATTGGAAAAAAATCAGATAATACCTAACACGAAGTAACACTACTATGCAGACATTGGTGCGAATATTTTTTCATGTGGATCATAATCATTTATCTTAAAATCATCAATCGTGTAATCCTTCCATTCTTTTTTTGAATCTATAATTAATTTAGGATATTCTTTCGGGTTCCTCGATAGTTGTTGTTCGACTGCATCTATATGATTCTCATAAATATGAGCATCTCCAATAACATGGACGATCCCACCTGGTTTGTAGTCTGTCTTTTTACACATTAAATGCAATAAAACAGCATATGAAAACATGTTAAAAGGTACACCCAAAAACATATCACCTGATCTTTGGTATAATTGAATCCATAACCTTTTCTTTGAATCCAAATACCATTGAAATAATATATGACAAGGTGGTAGTGCCATTTTGTCGAGATCAGATACATTCCAAGAATTTACAATAATACGCCGTGAATATGGATCATTCAATAACTGATTTAAACATGATTCTATTTGATCTATACCTTTCCCAGTATAATCTACTGTCATATTTTCGTAATTCGCACCAGAATGTCTCCATTGAAAACCATATATGGGTCCTAAATCACCCTCTTTATAATGTTCTAACCCGCGTTCTTTCAAGAATGTTGAAGATGCATTTGCTGACCATATGTTAACACCCTCCTTTTTTAACAATTCATTATTTGTTTGTCCCTTCAAAAACCACAATAACTCTTTAATACAAGTCTTCCAGGCAACTGCTTTTGTAGTTAACAAAGGCACGCTGCCATCTGACAAATCATATACCATTCTTAATCCAAATGATGATCTCACAATTCCATTTCTAGTCACTCTTGTTGGCTGTGTTAATACATTTGTTAAATGTCTCATATACATTCTTTCACTGCTACTAGTATCGTATTTATAAGTTTCAAAATGTATAACCATATCTCTTGCATTTGTTTCTGTCTTTACCAAATCTTTGACAACAATATTATCTTCTAATTTAAAACCTTTCTTCAAATTATCAACATCAAATTTACTGACCATATTCAATACATATCTATATTCTTGTGATTCAAATACTGTTAGATATATTTTATCTATGATTCCTCTATACTTTTTAAGGAAATCCTCATATACTTTTTTCCCTCCAATGATGAATACTTTCCTAATTGTATTTGTATGAACGTAATCAAACAGTTCATTCCAAGATTTAATAGTTGTAGCATTAGATGTTTCTTCATCTAACACAATTGAGTTACTCAAAACTAAATTAGTTCTATTTTTTAAATGTCGACCCTTTAAAGAGTCCCAGGTTCTTCTTCCCATAACTACTACATTTTGAGTATCATTGACTTCTGGTCTACTTGTTAAAGTTTGAAAATGCAACAAATCCACTGAAGATCTATATGCTAAATTATTCTTTCCATTTCCAATAACCCCATTTTTATCTACTGATAATATTAGATTATAAGAAACACTCTCTATCTCCATTTATTTAAAGTATTAAAAAATTATACTTACTATTCATTTTTTATTCAACATTATCAAATGTTAATAAATCATACCTTAGTTTGTTTAAATTTTCATCAATTATCTTTTCAAATGCATTATCTTCTTTAATAAATGATATAGTACTATCCACCAAAAATCTTCTAATATTTGCATTGTTCATTAATTCTCGAATACCTTTCTTCATAATTTCTTTTGAAGGAAGAACTCCTTTTTTTTCAAAATATAACTTTTCTATGTAGTGATAGGTTTTCATAATTAAAATAACCGATTTAATCTCACTGAAATCATTAAATTGAGATTCAAAAAGCATTCTAAAATCTTTTTGATTCATTAATTCAATAATTGTATCAAATGCATTAAATTCTTCATTGTCTAATTCTGAATCTTTATTCTGAATTAAATCGGACATTTACAACTTACTTTTAATAATAAATATAAAGATTAAATCATTTTTATGATACAAAATGACTAAGGTTTATAAGCAAAAGCAGTTGTAGTTTGTCTTGGTTGATAATATGTACTTGCAAAAGAACTTGCGATATGACCAGACGATTCATCTGATTCTGATACACCTGATGTTGTTGTAACTAATGTAGAAGCATATTGTAAAATACAAAATTTAATTTGTAAAATAAGACTATCCATTGAATCGAGAACACTTCTAACCCATCCAATATGAGATAAATATATACGTTCAGGATGAAATGGTATTCTAATTCTAAGTAATTCTTGTGAATCAGAAAAATAAGGCGGAGCTTCTATTTTTATTGTACTTGAAAGATTATTATCACTACGTATTACATTTATCAGCTCTTCATTATATATTAATTTCATATCGGGAGCCAATGTTATAACTCGAACAGTGTTTGGAGTCTCAGTAAAAATAGTATTCATCAAAACACCATTATCTTTTATACATATCAGATACTTACCATTCTCTGGGAAATCTAAAAAAAACTCAATATGTAAAGTTACATTTGTAAATAGAATTTTAGTCGTTTCTATATACATATGAGTCCTCCAAGAGTCTTGTTCTAATGTGTAATCTAAAACAGGTATAATGGTCTCTCCTAAATAACTACCTACTAATTTTGTTCTTCTATCTAAAGTTGAACATAATGACTTTATATTCTGAATAGATTGTGTATTTTTAGATTTATTTTTATGTAAAGAGTCTTGAGATGGATTTTGAGATGGTGACATATAAGAAAAATCTAGAAGTTCTGAATAAATTTTATTTAACGTCGTTATAGATTCTTCGATGTATGTAGAATAAATATGAGCTCGGTTCATCCTTTAATTAAAACTTTAAAAATGTCTAGAAATTGGCGGGGGCGAAATCTTCGAAATCTTCAGATGTTTCAACATCATCTTCTGATGAGATTGCTATAGGTATAGCCGAACCTGTAAGGTTCTCTTGAAAGCCTTCCCCATCCGCAGCATCATCCACAGCATCATCATCCGCAGCATCATCATCCGCAGCATCATCGTCAACCACCATAATGTCGTCTTCCGAAGAGAATCCTTCTTCGTCAAAGCTTTCGATTTCGTCGTTCATGGCGGCGTATACAATTGATAAAATAAGTGCTACACCTACGAGAAGACCTAAACGCATGTCAATCGACGCTGCGAGTAAAACAACAATCATAGCAATAATTTTTCCAGCCATAGTGTTGAAAAAATCAACCGCATTTGATTGATCTAATAGAGCAATATAAGCAATTACAAGTGCTCCTACTATGCAAGTAAGCAAATTTTCACTTTTGCATAAACTAAGTAATTTATTTTTTGCTAGGTTTGCTTTAGTCATTACTGATTTGGATGTAGAGGTGACTACTTCTACTGGCGATGATGACATATTAATATACATAAAACATAATATTTCAATCTACTCTACATTTAGTATTGTGTACAGGAATCCATTCTAGTTCAATATTATTGATTTCTTGATTCGATCTTTTTAATTCTGTTAATTGTTCGGATTGGTTTTGTTCCGATTGGTTTTGTTGTAGTGATTTAGTTTGATTTGAAGATTTGCTTTGTGCTGTTTTTTTAACAAAATTTTTAGTACTTCCTAAAAGATCGTCTGGAAAAAATCTTGATTTTTTTGGTATAAATTTGTTATTAGAAGATTCTGGACATTTAGGACAGGTTGGACATTTAGGACATTTTCGAATATATTTCGCCATTTTAATTTTTTTTGAAATAAATGGTTTTATTTTACTTTTAAGTATGTACTTATCTGAAGGACACACTTTGTCTAAATTTTGAAATTTAGGACATACAGGGCACTCTTTTTTTGAATTACTCTCATTATTGTGCCTATTTTTGTTGTCAAGATTGTTAATCTCATCAATATACCTCTCATTCTTTAATTTACATTTTGCAACCTCTTCTAGCACTTGAGATCTATGATTTAATTCATTTTCTGAATGTTTATGGAATACAAATAATGCAGTAAGAAAGCCAACGAGTAAAAGAGTTAATACTAAAATTATTCCCATTATTATAGTTTTATAGGTTTTTATGTACAGAATTTATAAAAGTATTTTATACATTTACTCCTTGTATTCTTCTTTGTATTCAAATTTAGGCATCATTGAACCTACTTGAGTATAATCTAATACATCTACAGGTACTCCATTTGTACATGTCGGTTGTACTTTGCATGGAGATGTTGGTACACACACAGGTGCTTTTGTTTGCCATTGTTTCCAATATTTATTAGGGAAAAATACAAACCCATAAGGAGAATCTGCATTAGGTTGTGGTTCTAAATATTTATCATATAAATCTGCATGTGGCATAATATCAGGATTCTTGTCTATTGTTTTATCTGCCTCTTCATTTGATGATTCATCTAATGCTCCCTCTGAACTTTCATTCGATGCATTTTTTGTATGTGATTTCAACTCTCTTAGGCAAGGTTTGCATTTTGTACTAACAGTCATTGGAATCTTTGGTCCGGGCTCTGATGGTGGTTGAGGGACTTCCTCAATAAGGTCTTTTTTAACATCGTCATTTACAGTATCTTCACATGTTTCATCTATGTAAGCAAATTCTAAAGACGAGCCTATTTTGCTATCGCGACGATGGGATCCTGTATTAATCTTTACAGGTTCCGATTCATATTCGACAGTCTCCTTTTCTTCTTCCTTGGAATTTAAAAAGCTCTCCTCTGATTCAATTATTGTATTCGTTTTTGCAATGAGTTTTGTTAAGACGAGTACACATATTAAAAAAAGTACTGCAATTATCAGTCCTACAAATATTCTCATATTAATATTCATTACTTATGTTCTTCTTTTTTCGTTTGAATTTTTTTCTTTTTATTTTTTGGTTTTTCTAGAATTGATACTCGTTTAAATACAAAACTTCTATTCATAAAACTTGCACTTTTCTCCTCTTTTGACAATATAAATTTTGAATTCTCCTCGTAAAATGTCTCAAAAGTATTTGTATGTACACACTCAAAACCAACTTCCAATAATACCTTTTTTAAATAATCAAAATTTACCAAATACTCTTCATGATATTTTCCTATCGTCTGAACCAAAACCTTAATTTTCAATCCTAATGAACTTGCATCTGCATGAAATTTCTTATCGCTATCATATTCTCTATTAATACTCAAAAACTCTACATCATTACTATTTGACGTTTTACATGCTCCAGATTCTAAGCACGTTGTTTTAACCCGTTTTTTGAATGAAATCTTACCAGATTCTTTCAAAGAGTTAAATACTTTTTCACCATCATAACAACAACCTACGAAATAACCACCAACTTTTAAATTATCTGTCAAATTTTCTACAAATTTACGCAAAGTCTTTCCATTCTCAAACATATAATGTAATGCAAAGAACATGGTAATCATATCATATGAGTGCTTCTTTGAAAATAACTCTTTTCCATATTTTTTGTAAGTATCATTTGCAATAGAGAATGCTTCTTGTGAATGTAAATTCAAATTTACATCACCGTGAAGAAATACTATATCTTTTTTATTATTCATTTGTTTAGAAAGTCTCGCATAGGCACCGCCAAGAGGATGATGGAGATTATTTAAACTATTATCAACACCCACTATCTTCTTGAAATTAGTTAACATATAACGATTTAAATCGCCACCTCTTCCTGATGCAAGATCTAATAATACTCCTCCTTTAGGTATATTTAAATTATTATCCACCAATAGTTTATTTTTAACAACTGTTGTATGAAATCGTCTCAAGTTAAGATCAATATCTAAATTATGATTCTCTTGCACATAATATTCTTCAGATTCTTCATATGCAGATGGTATATATACGTCTTTTGTTAACATCTCCTTTGTTACAGGAAAATGTAAAATGTTCCATATATCCATAGCAACAATTGTTCCGTTCGGTCTCGACTTATCAAACCTAACATTTCTTGGTATCCATCTCATGCGGGATGGTCTGTTTAAATCATATCTCATCTCTACAATAGACCCATTCACAATCTCATCTCCATTTTCACATAATAATTTACCATTCTCTGAAAACTCAATCTTCGTAATATGTGCACTCATATCTTCAGGTTCTATCGTTTGAAATTCATACTCCTCATTATCATTTGTCCTTTTTGATGATTTAGAAAAGTATCTATCTATTGTGTTTACAACCTTTCCTTTAGTTTTTAATGTTACAATTCTATATTTTTTGTTAGTTTTAGTATTCACATCATACCATTCTGATATGTCTCCAAAAATAACTCTAAAATCAACTGTATTCTCATCTCTGTCTTTCCATTTAAACAACTTATCCCACGTATTACCTGTTTTTAGAACACCTTTCCCAGTATCATTCTCATATATCTCTTTTCCACATAATGGATCTTGCGGTGTAAATATCAAACCATCCGTATTGTAAATGTCATTATCCATTTTTTCAAATGTATAATATACATTACTATAAAGTTTATCACAAGATAGAAACTGTTTTACCTTAATTATAAATTCTATGCTATCATCTATCTCTTTAGAATTAATTAATTTACTAGCAACGTTTATTCTTGTATTCAAAGATTTCATTCTAATATCCTTACCCTTCTCGTAATAGCAGTCGAATATAAGATAGTGCAGAATATCATCCTTATTTTTACTCAATTTTACAAGTTCACCATCAAATACAGAACCTATCGCATCTTTCAAAATACACCCCGTTCTCTCAAAATTTTTATCGTTTTTTGATGATAATAAGAATAATTCTCCAGTTTTATATACGAATCCTAACATACGCAAACCATCTGTTTTTGATGTGACCGTATAATTATTCAAATTCTCTTTCATAATTCTATATTTTGTAAGATTCATTGAGACAACCTGTGGACCAGGCATTAATACATATTTATTTCTAGCCATTGACGTATGAATTCCTCCCATATTTCTACCCTTTGTTCTCAATGAAACAAAATCCTCTTCTACTTCTTTTAACAATGAATTTTTAGATAGTAACCATGAAGAATCTCTAACATTTATTAGTTTTGTTACGATATTTATTAAGTTTTGTCTACTTTCAATGACATCATCACTGTCGTTTTTATTTAAATACTCAATTTCAACTTCATAACGTTCTTTAGCCTCTTTTGTTCCTGACTCTATAAATGTTCTAGACGACAATACGTTGTTTCGTCTCTGATTACCAATATTAGATTTGACTACAGTGAGATCAACACGAAAATTGTCGTGTGTATAACTATATCTTCTCTTTAATCTATATGTCTTATCTAAAGTATTCCAATTGTTTACTATATTGATGATATCAGGATCATCTTTACCAATCATACGTTCCCTTTTAACGTTGACTTTACAATTATATTCATTCAAAAACAATGAATCTTCTTGTGTTTTGCTGTAAATAACTGAAATTAAGTCATTTAATTTATCAGATTCCTTTTCTACTCTACAAAATTGTCTGATAACATCTCTTCCTTCAATAGTCACTCTGATATTGTTACCACAATTCACATCTAAAGAATCACGTTTATCATCTAATAGTACATATCTTTTTCTGCAGAAATCTAGAATATTAGAAAATTCTGTTCGATTCATATCCTTTTTTAAAAGACACTCTAATTCCAACTCAGAATCGGTTCTGCATTCAAGCATCCAGTTTTTAAGAAAATTTTCTTCATCACTAGAAATTTCCATTTTATAATCTTATATTTATAAAGGATTATATATCATTAACTAATCATTTTTAAATATTTGAAAATGTTAAATTCTAAATGTGCTATGTTTACTATAAAAATCACAATTTTATTAATTAAAACTTGCAGTTTTACCAATATAATAACACATCAACATAAATATTTTATAAAAATGATACTAAATCATATAAAAATGACACAGTGTTGTAATAATAACAAATCACAAATATAATAGAGAAATCAATTTCAAAATGGAAGCTATTGTGGAAACCCATATGACTCGGGAATTATGTAAATTTCTAGACTTTGGATGCATATTTATATCATTGAATAGCGTGTCTAAAAAATTTAATGAAAGTGTTAAAAACAATGTTCCTTTAATTGAACGCCTCATTCGTATTCAAGATAAAATTATATTCACTTCTGAAATACATTACTTAAAAAGAAAAAAAATCGTTGATTATGAAGATGTTATCGATGATGAATTAGATACCGATTTCTTACAATTTATGTCTGAACCAAAAAAGGGAAAATTATTATCATATTACTCACATTGTCTTATGAATAATAAACCATATTCAATTAAAGATAATATCTCTCATATTTTCGAATATTGGTACATAACACCCGATGGAGAGAATGAAAAAATCGAAATGAAAGAAAAGGGTATTGTAAATATAGCAATTAATAAATTTGTTCATCTTTTAGATAAAAAAAAATATATACAATATAATTAATGTTTCGTGTTTTAGCTTTGATTATGCTCATGGCAGGTATTGTATTTATCACTATTGGATATACAAAAATGTCGTTTAAATGTCCCCCACCTCAGATTGAATATAGGTATATACCTAGACAAATATATGAAGAACAGATATACGACCAAAATGTTATGAAAAATTTCCAAACTATGTTTTCAAAGTCTACTCCTGGTATTGAAGGTTCTGATAATAAATAATTTTTTTTGAAATAAATACAATCTATTTGAAATAATATAAGTTATGATCTATAGAATTTTAAGATTATGGTTCAGTTTTTTTATGTTATCGATACCTGTTAGTAGTGCACAAGTACAATCAGAATATACTTCTATTACTCCACTTACTTTAACCAAAATATCACCTAAAAATTACACAAATAATCAAACAAATCATTCTCTATCTCAAATGAATAGTACTATCCTCACTAAAACTTCTGTAATTAAAATAGTGAATAAAACTGCATATATGGTTCTCTTCACATTTGTTCAATTATGTATAGTAAGACCTGATTCATGTAAAAATATTGCAACAGACTTTTTAAACAAAATAAATGATGTATTCTCTATTCAAGATTTATTAAAAAGTCCAATGAAAGCCAATCAGGTAATAGATAATTTTATTGAAGTTTTTTATGATGGAGTTAGTCAAAATTCATGGGAAGATGTTATAGGTATAGAAAATGCGATTGATGAACTTAAAAAAATACTTAAAATTATTCATTCTGAGAATTCATTCTCAAAAGCAAGAAGATATGGTGTAAGTCCCCCTAGAAATGTTTTACTTGTTGGTCCACCTGGAACAGGAAAAACATTACTTGCACGTGCTGCAGCAAGTGCGATTAATGCTCCATTGTTAGTTGTATCTGCTTCTGAAATCGTTAAAGGTAAATATGCAGGTGTTGGTGTAGAACGTGTAAAAAATTTATTTAAACATGCAAGATTTTATGCTAAAAAATCTAAAAAAAATACGGCAATGATTTTTATAGACGAACTAGATTCATGTGGTCGTAGTCGTGGAAGTGACGAATCATCTGTTTCAACTGATAGAGACAATACCCTAAATCAATTATTAGTAGAATTGGATGGGTTTAAAGCACGCGATGAGTCACAACCACTCATTATAGTCCTTGCTGCAACTAATAGAAAAGATATATTAGATTCTGCACTTCTAAGAAAGGGACGATTTGATAATATTGTAAAATTAGATATACCTAATCTAAAAGGACGGGAAAATCTCTTTAATCATTATATCCAAAAACAAAGAGATATTGTCTCTTCAAAAGAAATAAAGTTTAAAAATGGTCCTTTTACATCTGATATCTTATGTCAAACACTTAATGAAAATTGTTTGTCTAACTCGTCAAATACAACTATTTTAAAAATTATAAATCCTATTAGAGCAGCAGGTATTAAAATACCCGCTACTTTATTCTCAAATTTAACCGCAAAAATTAAACTCTCTGATGCTCAATCTATTTTAAAATTTAATAACATGAATAAAACATCAAACGAGACATATATACCATATAAAATAGAATATCAAGGTACAAATATTGAAAATAACAATATAGATTACGTTAAAGACCTCGCAAGTATGTCTGCTGGACTTGTAGGATCTGACATTGCATCAATAGTAAACGAAGCATCTATTTTAGCAATGGATCAAGATCGTGCCTTACCAACAAAAAGTGATTACTTTCAAGCTCTTGAAGATAATATTCTTGGAAAACCAATTTATTCCAAAAATTCAATAGATAAACCTGCACCAGATTGGAGAATTGCTATTCATGAAGCAGGTCACGTGCTTGCATCTTTTATTTTAGAAAATATTGATTCTGCAACACGAGCAAGTATAGTACCAAGAAGTGGTGGTTCATTAGGTGTAACTATGTTTAATGTTGGAGATGCTAAAAATTTAAGAGCATTGGAACTTAGAGACCGGTTGGTTATGATGTTAGCAGGAAAAGCAGCAGAATCCCATGTATTTAATGGAGATTCATCAACGGGTGCTGCGGATGATGTACAACGTTCTTCGCAACTCGCAAAAGCAATTGTCAAACAATTTGCAATGGAGGGAATTGCTCATATGATTAACGATGATACATCTGATATTGTGGTAAAAGACGAACTTGTAAATGCCGAAAAACGTGCTCTAGAACTTATTCAAAATAATAATAACACTTTATATTCTTTAGCATATGAATTAATGAATAAAGAAACACTTGATGAAACAGACCTTAATATAATTATAGCAAATTCTAATAAGATTATTACTACAAAAAAAGGACCCATATATCCTTCTGAAGCATTCTCTAATATTTTGGAATTCATAAAAACATCAAAAGAAAATAGTCTAAAAAAAAGTGAACTTCCAACACGTACTAGACGCAATAGAGCGTTTGTACTAATTGGACTTATTGTTTTATCTTCCTCTTTATAAACATCAAGAATCAGATGTTATCTTTAGCCAACATTCTTTTGATTTATTAACAGCTAAATAACCTACTATGTTTTTTCTTATTTCAGGAAATGTTATATTTATCTTAATATCTTTAGATTCTTCTACATAAAGTTTTAAAATTCTGAAAAGCTCTCTGATAGGTTCATAAATTGTTGTTAACTGCAATTCTGTTAATTTTAATATAATTTTTTTTACTTCATCTTGTTTATCTTGTTTCGTTCTAATTTCCATATATCTTTTGTATTTATAGATAATTTTAAATAGGTTAATATTGTATTAACACCAATGTGTTATTATTTAGTATAGAGAGAGATGAAGCTATTTGTACATATGTTTTTAGTTGCATCAACATTGTTTGTAAATTCTTTCAAAGGAAATGTAATAACAACAAATTTAATGTCCAAAAAAAAGAATATTCAAATTCGTCATACGATACTTTATGTCAATGGAACAGAACCTGAAACACCTGATTTAATCGAAAAATATTCTGATTGGTTTGGATTATTCCCAAGGGAACAAAAATGGAAAAGTGTAAGATTCACTTTTTATATAATTGCAGCAGGATATTGTCTAGGAGAAGCAGGAGATTCTATCAAAGAACTTATTTCAAGTAAACCATTCTAATTCTATTAAAAAAATAAGTTATGACGTCTTTATACATCATTTAGTTGGGATTTTAAATGAGGAAACACCTCGTCGACACATATCTACTGCTCCATCGAGATCAATTGCAAGAGCAAGGAGGGGTGCAATCCAGTTGTCTTCAACGACCCATACCCTATCATGCGATGGTTCTTCAAAACTTAGTGCAAATCTATCAATGACACTTTTAGATGAAAGAACTGGTGGCAACGTCTTGTGATCCTTCCTTTCTAATACACGCTGCATGCAAACATTTGGATTTTGTTTCAGGTGTAAAATCAATGCCACGGGATTTAGTTGTCGTGGTGCGAACCTCATCATTAGGTTTACCCAGATGTTCCTTTGGTGATTAGTATGATTACATCTATCTATAACACACTTTTTACCTTCTTTCATCAGTTTCTTTACAACTTCCTCACATGCTTTCCTAGATCCCAAAGTGTCCTGACATACTATTTCAAATCCCCTTTTTTTTAATTCAATTGCCAAACTTGACTTCCCTGAACCAGGTAAACCAGTTAATACTACGAGTTGGAGGTGTGGAGGAAGATAGGCCGTATAATCTTCTTTTTCCTTTAAATCAGATTTTAACTCTTCAATAATATCTTTTAGCTGATAAATCGTATTATTAGCTAAATTACTTATTGCTTCGAGTGCATCAGGACTATCTCTCCATGATTTAAAATCATCCAAAGCCCATTTTATCTGGTTCTCAAATTCACTTATAATTTCATTATGATCCATATTTACAAATTTTAACGATCTGTTTGAAAATATATTACAAGTCAAATCATTTTTAAAATAATTTGATCTTTTTATTTTGTATAAATCCTGATTATTATCAAATCTTGTCAAGAATAGATTGAGGCAATTTAGTACCACTATAATTGTCTAATTCATTCAATAACGCCTTGTCTTTATCATTGAGAAGGCTGTTCATCCATTCTTGAACATCCATCTGCTTTTTTGTTGGTTCTTCTTTCTTTTTATCAGGTTTCATTGTCCTATTACGTATAGCCGTTTTATCTGCATTAGATAATTCTGCTTCAGGTCCATATTTAAAAGTTAATTGTCTAAATAATTCCTTCTCTTTTGTTTTGTATTTTATTGCTAACATATCTACATCTGAACATTTAGCAGGACATTTTTCTTTATAAAATCTCAACAACCTCGTTTTGAAATCCATTTTAATATTTAAATGTGTTTATAATCATTTTTATTAATCATTTAAGTAATGTTCAAAAAAGATGATATCGTTATATATACCAAAAAAGGACACCAAATAGCAAGAATTATGTTTATTCATTATGATGATGTAAAACCTTATTATACAATATTTATAAGAAGTGAAAAAAAGGAGATTCAAACGGTTGCTAAATATCTTAAAAAATGTTACAAAACACGAAAAAAATTAAGATGTAAAAGATCTCAATCCAAAAAAAAATAAAGATATTATAATGTCTAATCAAATCGAATATTGGTACGATCCTAATCACACGGGAACTTTACGTATATTGGATAATACTAAAAAAATTATTTATGGAAGTGATCCAAAAGAATTAGAATGGAAAGTATCTTTTACAAATAAAGATAAAAACACTCTTATTGTTGATTTTAATACAAAAAATAAACACCATGGTCGTACTATCTTACAAACAACTTATAAAAATATGAGAAACGAATTGCATTGGTCAGATGGAAACATATGGAAACGGATACGATTGGACCCTTCTATTGTTATTAATTATTACAATTCAAAATAAAAAACTACTTCTCTACTTCATCCCATAAACTCGCCAACTTATCTGCATATATTACTTCGTTTCCTGTCCAACCTGCCATAATTGCACCACGATATATTGTCTGAGGAATAATTGCGTCGTTGTATCCAGCCGTTTGAACCATAAAAACATTTATTTTTGAATTCAATATTCCACGATACTTTGTTATTAACGACATTACATCAATATATTTCGTTGTTTTATTTGGAGACCACTCATATACTTTATCCATGTCAGGATCATTACCATAAAGTTGACCATGACCAGCCTGCATGTCAGAATAACAGAAAAAGTGATCGTAACTATAGTTTGCAGGATTATTGAATGCTCTTTTAAAGAATAACCAAATACCATTTTCCGTACTCCCCCCAACACTTTCACCTATCTCGCTAATCTCTTCATATTGCTCAAGAAAAGAACGATTTTTATCTACTGTATACTCATGCAATCTATCTCCAAATACACCAACAACTCCTTTTCCGGTACATGATAACGCCGTAAGTAAAGCGGATAAGTTTCCAATATCCGCTATTGTACGTTTACCATATTTTGATGTAAATGTTCCCAATGCACTTCCACTATTATCACTAAGTGCAATAACATCACCTTGTAAAGATGGGAAATTTTTAATAGACATCTCTAAACACTGTTCCAAACATTTCTCCATTATTTTGAAGTAAACAGACTTAATAGGCTTCCTTTTTTTAGGAGTAAATGACTTTGCTTTATGAGGCCGACTCATTATAAAATCTTCATTGTTACCCTGACGATTAGAAGCAATTTTACATTCTTCGTATGCAGAAATATAACGATAAGGGAATTGCTTTCCATGTTTTACACTAGATAACAGCATTGCACAGTATTTCTCCATATACTCTACACCCGGATCACTTTGTGCAAATCCACGCATGTTTCGAAGAGCTGCCATATGTGGAATACTTCCACCCATTGCATCAAACGTCTTTACCCATGATTTCCCTTGAGAACGATGTTTTTCCCATGTAGTTTCTACATCATCTAACAACAATCTTCCATCTTTCATTAAAGGATCCAAAACATTTTCCGTAACTACCTTCTTTGCAGGATGACATATGCGAGCCATATCAATCGTATCACGCGAGTATTTGCTTCCATGATAAGCAGTTAATTTTTGCAAACGATCCTCAAAAGCACGTTTTAAAAAACTAGGAAACTTACTCTTACCACCATGAAGTGATTTCCACGCATCTAAAATAGCTCTCATATCACCAGGTAAACGACAACATTTATTTACAATATTTCTGAACTTTTTTGGGTTTTTTTTATTGAACTCCACTCGTCCAGGATGAGATGCTGCAATCGCTAAAAGTTGAGCAGGGGCTTTACGCATAAAAAACTCATTCCTTGCTCGGTCAGCTTCTTCTAAAGTTGCCGAAAAATCATAGTCAAGTGCACGTGTAACTGCATTGAAGAAAGCTTCTTGTCTAGATATTAAAGAGTATTTTGGATTCATGACATGTTTACCTAGTTTTTCTAGTATTTGTTTCGTTTCGCTCTCTTTTAATTGTCCAGACCCCCATGTCTTTTCATCGGGTACTTTATCCCTTGTAGGCATATAGTAAGATGGCTCACCTAGAAACTGAGAACATAAAGGAAGTCGAAGGGCCTGAATTGGATTAAACAATTCATAGCATTCACCTCCCATAAAATTTGAGTGTGAAGAAGACATCCTTAACACTACAACAGTGTTTTGTATTTATACTGCTTATAACACATCTTTAAAAAGATTAACTTAATTCGTCACTATAATAATTAAAACCTAAGAACACATACTCTTGTTGCAATTTAAATATTTTCATAAATAAAACGCTGTGGACTATGAGGCGAGAGGTTTTTATATTCTAGTATTTTTATTATTATTATGATGAAACTAGAATATCCGCTTCTCTAAAATATAAATATAAATATTTGATATAATTATTTGATGCAACCATTAAAACCGCTTCTCTGTCTTCTCGCAAGGAGATAATTAAGGGGCAACAGAGAGATATTTTTTAATGGACTAAGTAAGAGATTTAATATTCTGGTTACAACCAGAATATCCGCTTCTCTAAAAGCAATATAAAATTTTTGATATAATTATTTGATGCAACCATTAAAACCGCTTCTCCGTCCTGCATAGATTATTTCATATAATAATGTACTGTTCGGAGAGATATTTTTTAATGGATTGGGCGAGAGGTTTTTATATTCTGGTTGTAATTTAAAATTTTTATGATGTAACCAGAATATCCGCTTCTCTAAAATAGGTTGGTTTGTACACAAGTTATTATATGTGACCAAACCTTATATCCTTTTTTATCATTAAAATTATTCAATAGGTGTAATATCTAGTATTATAGGATACATACCCAATGCAGGTATTCTTGTTTTATAACCACTTATCTTGTAAGTTTTACCAACAGTTATTAAATTCCAATCTTCTGCTTCATCAAATTCCCATGAAAGTGTTCTATTTTGTATGTGATATATATTATTTTCTACATCACTCATCATATATCGGTCCCTCTTTCCTTTATTCCTAACATATTTCGCTTTTACGGTAACATTTTCTTCAAATTTAGTAAAATAATAAAAAATTATGTCAAAAAGTATAAAAAACATAATAATACAAAACAGAAATATGAATTTGTTTTTATTTTCATAAATATATTCATACATATACCGCCTGGTTTCTAGATCCATTAGACTTAGTTGATATTTTTAAATCTACTCCTTTTATATGACAAAACATCACCATTCTATTTGGGTTTTGTTGTTTCTTAATAATATTTCATTACATTTACTAAAATGTTTACATCCAAAAAAACCACCTCTATTGGCTGATAAAGGACTAGGGTGATTTGATTCAAGTATGTAATGCTTATTATCATCTATAAATTTCTTTTTGGATTTAGCATTTGTCCCCCATAATATGAATATAATACCTTCTCTTTCATCAGATATATATTTAATTGCATTATCAGTAAAATCCTTCCAAAGTTTAGAATGACTATTTGCACAACTCTCTCTCACAGACAATGAACTATTTAATAATAAAACACCTTGTTTTGCCCATGAAGTTAAATTGCCATCAATTTTTTGGATACCAAGATCTTGATATAATTCCTTAAATATATTTACCAACGATGGTGGTATTTTTATATCAACTGGTACACTAAAACATAATCCCATTGCTTGTCCTTCTTGGTGATAAGGATCTTGACCCAATATACAAACCTTTATATCTTCAAAAGAACATAAGTCAAATGCTAAATAACGAATATCTTCTTTAGGAAAAATTCGTAATTCACCGCTATACTTACGTTTCTCTTCTTCTAGATATTCATCGATTTTAATTAATTTTTTTTTGTTTATTTCTTTATTGAAAAATACTGTCCAACTCATAGCTAATTTTACACGTTTTTAACTTATATGATCTCATCAATCAATCCGTATTGTAAACATATGTCAGAATCTAACCATACATCTGTTTTCAAAAGACTTTCTAATGAATCCTTGTCAATTTTAGTATTTTTAAGATATATATCTCTTATACTATTCATAAAAGAGTTTAAATTATTTACTTCTGTTTTTAACTCGTTAAATTTACCAGCTGTAACTGCACTCAATTGATGAATTAATAATGCAGAATGTTTTGTCATATATCTTTTACTTCCACATACTGAAATAAGGGAAGCGGCTGATGCACAATATCCATCAACATATGTATGTATAGGTGTATCTGATTTTTTTATAACATCACATACATATAAAGTAGGCATAAGAGAACCACCACCACTTTGAATATGTAAATCAATAACAGGCTCTAATTGAGGATACATTACCTTTTGATGTTTAGCAGCAATGTCCATCATTTTCAAAGTTTGAGTTAATTGGAGACACGTCTCGTCTGTAACTTTGCCATAAAAATATATTGACAAATCTTCAGACATAGTCGGCTCTGTTGTTGTGGTTTTTGCGGGTTTTGTTGCTTGTTCTTCAGTTTTTATATTTGGTTTACTCAAAAACTTAGAATTGAATAAGTTGTTGGGTATATTCAAAGAATAAACAACTGGAATTAATAAATAACTCCACCCACGCATAATAATATATACAAACAAATTTTTATACTTATAATTTTATTTGAATTATATAATGACAAAAGTTAATTATACAAACAAAAAAATAGCATCAGGTTGGCACAAAGATAAACCTCATACTAAAAAAGAAAGATCAATCGCCATAAAAAAAAATGGATCCAAATGTTTTCTTAGACCTAGTGAAAAAAAATATCCAATATGTGATAAAAAAGGGAATTATGACTGCAGAGGGATTATAGCTGCTAAATTCTGGGCAGATACCGCCGAAACGAAAGCAAGGAAACGTCCAGACAAAAAAAGACCATATTCTTTCAAAAAAATAAGCAATAATGCCAAAAAAATTGGGAAAAGTATAGGTTGTATTGCATTTAAAAAAAACAAAAAAAATCAACGAGGCAAAAACCAACCATAAATATCTTTATCTCGTAATTCTATTTTTTCATTTGAATTCAATGAACCATATATATACGTACATGCCCTATCCCAAGCATTTTCATTGTCGTGTTTATTCAAACTAGGAATCATACACTCATATTTTGATTCAAAATTATCTTCTAAACTTCCCCAATACCATGCAAGTTGATGAAAGTCAGAATTTATATCATCCTTGTGATATATACCCAAAACTGTTTTATCTGATGTATATATTTTACCTTTTTTATTACAAAATAGCTCTAAGTACATCTTTATATATCGTTTATCTATATTAAAAAGAGGTTGCTCAAATATATAGTCTGCGATATCAACTTCAGAAAAATCTATTTCTTTATAATTGTCACGAATACTATGAATTTTGCTTATAGAGTTTGGTTTGTACCAATAAACAACTGATAAAATATGATTCTCTTTTACAGATTCTAATAATCTATGTGTTGTAAATATACCCAAACCATTAAAAGGAAGTAATCGAGATGCTAAATTCATAATTAAATATTCTCCTAAACCCTTTCTCCTATATAATGCATCAACCCATAAATCATCCACTAAAAATATTGGTCTATTCCCCCAAAACCATGGCATTCCATTTATACTTCCAATTAATTTATCCGTATTTTTATCTTTTAATTTTAATGATGATTTATGTATTGGAAAATTATCGAAATCGATTGGATTAGGTAAATCTTTACTCAACTCACATTTTTCTATATAATAAAATCTTTCTATGGTCTTGTTTTTATCATTGTCTGTTAAAAAAAAAGAAAAGAAATCTCTCAATTTTTTATTTTTTGTTAAATATTCATCGTGATACTTATTCTTAAAATAAGATTCATTTGAAAAATATTTAAATATGAACAATGATAGCATAAACAATACAAAAATTATGTAATACATATATATGCTATAAAAAATAAATTTTTATAATAGACTCAGTTGGCTCGCCTATTTCACATCAAGTGAAAACAGGGAAAGTGCAATAGCTTTCTCCTAAAATACTTTATATATTAGTAAAAATAATATACGTTTCTTAAAGTTTCAACCCTATAGGTTGGCTTTCCCATAGTCTTTTTTTAATTTTTATTTGATTTTATTCTTTTTAATTTTTTGTGAGTTATTTTACTCGTGAATGTTTATTGAGTATGAAAAGAAATCAGATGCTAGTAACTTTTGATCAGATGCTAACCATCTTTTTAATTTTTGATTGGCTTTTAGTGTTATTAAGTCGTAAACATGTACCATCTCATGAGAAGGGTCTCCTATAACTACATATTCTGCACTGATGTCTACATCATGACCGAATAGTTCTTTTGATACTTTATCTCTTAAACATGTAATTGGTTCAATAGTAACACTTGAATCAACTAATGATGTATTACTTGTATATAAAAATGCACTCCCTACATGCTTATTTTCACAAGTTCTACCATGTCCACTAACTAAAATTGTATTTCCAAGAAGAGATGTCGACCTACCAAAAAGAGAACGTGCAGATAAACATTGTGTGTTAAATTCTTTACCAGAAAGACTAATATTATCTGGAATACTTAATGTCATTTGAGGATTTAAAACATAAGGATCAACAGAAAATAATGTAGACGACCCTCCAACACCATCTCTTCCTGGAGCACCTATCAGAATTTTAGTTCCATCCGCAGTTACGGAGAACCCAAACCTATTTAAACGTGTGTTTTCTAATTTTTTAACAAGAATTCTTTTATCTTCTGAATAATTAGCCCATAGCGTAGATGAATAAAATATATACGCACTTCCTTTTCTTTCTGATGGAGCTCCCACAACCGCATAATTTTCAGTAATGTTTACTGAAAAACCAAAATAATTGTTTACATAATCTGTATTATTGTATTTGTCTTCAGGACAATGATTAATAGACTCACCGTACATATCTGGATATAAACTATGAGCTACAAACCAACCCTCTGGATTACTCATCCCAGAATTTAAATAAATATGTGCTGATCCTGATTTTAATCCATTTGAATTATCTCCATAAGAACCAACAATTGCAATACCTTCTATCAAATCTACTGAGCAACCAAAGTAACCATTATTTATAGATACAGGTGGTAAAAGTTTGGTATGTTGTGTCCATGTTACACCTTCGTTTTTTGTAAAAAATATATATGCCGCACCAATAGAAACACCTTGTTCATAATTCCTATGAGCACCTATTAAAGCATAATAACATTTAGAACCTTTGTGATATATCTTACATGATATACCAAAACCATCATCATCGTGACCCCCGAATGCACTTATAGGGTCGTATGATTGTTTTTTTGTAGAAGATTTTATTAAATATGTGTACACTTTTCCGCGATGTCCTATTGCTGGAGCTCCTACCAATACAAGTTTATTAGATATAGACACGGAACTTCCAAACAATCGTGGATGTTTCTTGCAAGCATCACTCATGTATTATCAAAATGTAATTTATTTTTCAACAGAAGTTCCGCCTTTTTTCGATTTGGTTTTTTTACCAGCAGATTTGCTGGGAGGAACAGGAAGGGCGGCGTTTTTGTTGAATAGTGGGGTGATGTGTTTGTTAATGGCAAGGAATGTAAGTTTCTCTCCTTTGGGGATGCCGAAAAGACTGGCCAATGTGTTATCAGTTTTAAATGTGCGTTTGTCATCAGGAACTTGAAGACCCGAAGTACGTACGTAATCCGAGATCTTGCGAAGAGCCTCACTACGAGTTGTAAGTGGTTCCGAAAGTCCCATGAATTTCATAAGACGGTTGTCAATAGGAGTCGCCGTTTCGTTCTTTTGACCCTTCATTTTCTTGGTTCTCATCTTGATAACGACGTGCATCGCCTTTTCAAGTTTCTTAAGGCGTTTTGAAAGAGCACACATACCTACAGTCATAGATTGCATCTCTGTCTCAATTTCTAAAAATTCTTTAGATAGTGCTTCGAGAGCTTCATCGCTTTTTTGGGCAGCTGTTTTGGCTTCAGTATTTGCAACCATAATATATTCATTTCAGAACTTTCTCTTTAAGCCAATTTTTCTAAAAGATACGATTTTAATCCTGAATAATCCCTTGAACCATTAAAATCATTTGGCGATTCCCCTTTTCTTAATAATACAATTGTTGGATAACCTTCAATTTCTCCATGATCCTCAACGTATTCTTTCATATTTTCATTCTGTTCTTCCATCTCTAATACATGTACTATTTTATCATTTATTGATTTTCCATTATATTCGCTAAAAAGCTTGTCCCAGTCACCTTGCATCTTTACACAGTGGGGACACCAGTTTGCAAAAAGTTTTAAAAATACAATATCACCTCTCTTTATCACTGCCCTGACATCAGATTCATAATTAGTAACATGTCCTGTTTTAGATTTAAAACTTTCAATAAATTCACTATTTTTAAATGTAAAAATAGAGAGACCTAAAAGCAAAATAGCAATAAATAAGAAGACAAAGCCAAAAATCATTGTTTTGGACGCCATCGTTTAATTTACTAATCTAAAAAAATGATTGCGGTTTTTTAAAGATAACATAACTCAACAAAACATGCAAGTCAACTTTCCTCACGAAATTGATGTCTCTGAGATCACGTTCTCCGAACCAAAACCTTTCGGAGATAATGGTGGTAAAATTGTTTATGTAAAATACAATGATTCTGATTTCAATATCCAATGTCCTAAGATGGGAGTTCCATATGGACTAAGTAAATACGATGACGGTTCTCGTGTAAAATTCACTCTAGACATGTCTTTTCGTGACAAAGATACAAATACACGTGTAGAAAAGTTGCATGATATGCTAGAAGAATTTGATAAGAATGTAGTAAAAAATGCAGTAAAGTCCTCCTCCACGTGGTTCAAGAAGAAGATGTCGAAGGAAGTTCTCAATGAACTATTCACACCATCTGTAAAACGTGCTAAGGATAAAGACACTGGTGAATTTACCGACAAGTACCCATCTACCTTCAAGGTAAAAGTTCCGTGGTATGAAGGGCGTTTTACGAAGCCTATCTTCCACATGGATAATGAAGAACCACTAGAAGGTGATTGGGAAGAACTACTATCGAAGGGATCTATGGTAAAAACCATTGTATCTCATGGTGGTATTTGGTTTGCTGGTGGCAAATTTGGTAGCCTATGGCAAATCAAACAAATTAAGGTAAATCCAGTTGAACGATTGGTAAAATATGCCTTCCGCGACGATGACGATGACGGTAATAACAACACGGATGAAAATGAAGGTTCCAACAATTCTGGTGAATACGTATTGGATTCCGAAGAAGAAGACAACGAATTGTAAAAATATTATAATTTAAAATAAAAAAAACTAAATTATTTTTTTTAAACAAATTATGTTTACCTTTCACCATAAATGATGTTTTAAGTAATTACAATTACCCTTATAATACGTCTGAAGGTATGATATCAAGATTAATGCACAATAATTTTCAAAATCGTAGAATAAAACAAATCACTTAAAATTATTTTACATAAGGTATTACCAACAATACAAATGGCAACATCCACAAGTGGTTATCTAGAAATTATTATCGGTCCAATGTTTTCGGGTAAAACCACAACACTTTTAAATATGGCACATAATCATTGGATTAATAATAGAAAAGTTATCGTAATAAATCATTCTCACGATACAAGATATTCTAATAAAGGAACTATATCAACTCATGATGGAGTTAAAAGTAAATGTATCACTTTACCTTCATTAAAAATCTTTGAAAGTGATCATAATGATCTATTTAAAAAGGTAGATGTAGTTTGTATAAATGAGGCTCAATTTTTTGATGATTTAAAAGAATACGTAACCTCGTGGGTTGAAAAATATAATAAACACGTTATCGTCTCAGGTTTAGACGGTGATTATAAAAGACAAAAAATTGGAAGTATATTGGATTTAATCCCCATAAGTGACGAATGTAATAAAATAAGAGCGATTTGTACAAATTGTTCAAAAAAATGTTTAGCACCATTTACATTACGAACCCATTCTGATATAGAAATGCAAATTGTTATTGGTTCAAAAGAATCTTATCAAGCTGTATGTAGGACTTGTTTTCAAGAAATAAGATTAAAACAATTATCTGAAAAACAAGAATTTAATATTAAATAGGAAGAGACGAATGGTGTGCTATTATTTTTAATTTTCCAACAACATCTTCTTCATATACAAAGGTATATTCTGCCTTAACTTCTTTATCCTTATTTTTGAATACATAATGTCCCATCGCAATTGATATTTTATCTTTGTGTATTATTCCATTATTAAACCAGGTTATTGTTTGCCATGCATTTAATGCAAAACCTCTATCTTCATCTATGTCTCCACCTATAAAATATGATTTACATTCGTTTGTGTTTTTTCTAAATATATTCTCTTTTGCCATTGTGGGTTTAAATAACATGCTATTCCCATACATATCATTTAAAAAATTATTCATTGTAGATGCATAATCTCCATTATTTTTGTATACTTTCCCTATTAATATCAACCAATCTCCCCATTTTTTTTGAATATGAATAACTTTATCATTTAATACTTCCTTTCTCCTCTTTTCAAGTTCAGAATCTATAAATTCTAACGTTTCTAAACTATCGAATGTTGCCATTATTTAATTGAATATATTTCTTTTTATATATTCAATTTTTCCCCTTTGTAAGCTATCAAAATACAGTTGCTCTGCATATATGACGACTAAGATGCCTACATGGACATCTGCATCTGAAAAACCTAGATACTTGAATAGTATGAGAATCTAATCTCTCTGCCCATGATGGAGTACCATTCCAGTTACTAATACTTAAAGGCTTCTTTTGGTTATGCAGTTTACAACAATTACACTTTGCTAAAATATTCAAATATTCATTTGAATTATTTAAATCCAAATGTTTTTCTAAATTATTGTACGCTAAGTTATTATTGATTTTATCTAATATTTCACTTTTTAGTATTTCTCCAGGTTTTGCAGGTATTGCGAAGCTTATTAAGTGAAGTGTTTTTTTAAATTCAAGTTTATAATCTTCAGAAGCATAGTCCCCTATAATATTAATTATACTTTCTGGAAGTGGAAGAAATTTTAAATTCATTTTTAACTAATGTATAAATTGTAATTATATAGAACATCATTTTTATGGTGAAGGTAATATAAAATGAATACAAATAATATTTAAATAACTATAATGAGAACCGGCACCTTTCTTTTATTTTACATTGGTTCTGTTTTTTCACTATTACCAAAAAGTACTATTGATAAGGTATTTACAAGACATACACCTTTGCAAATATCTGTGATTTTTGACGTATTAACAGACTATGCCACCACAAAAGCACTCGATTCTTCTGGTTCAGATCAAAAAATGTATAAATCAATTTCTAAACATTTAAGAGAAGGAAAGGTAAGTATTGATACATCATCTCATGAAACTCATTTATTTCTAGGATGGACTCCACTTAAATATATCAAAGAAATTCAACCATTTAAAAATGATAATACTGGTACATCATATGAACACGTTCCCATATATTTCATATTTGCAAATATTGCTCCATATAATAAAAAAATTATTGTAGAAAAAATTTTTTACAATCCTACAATACAAGTTGATATAGACCCTACTCTTATGAAATATCATTTGATTGATCTGGCTAAGCAATCTAACACTACATTAGATTTATCAAAGTTAAAAGACTATGATAACGGAAGATGGCACCTTATATTATCTGAAGTTATGAAAAATCAGATGGGATATGACGAATTATAATGAAACAATTATGATGGATATAATTGATTCAATATAGTATTAGGGTAATTTAAAATGCAACATTATAATTTGGCTCTTGAAAGGTATTTTTTGCAAAAATAAATTCATGTGTATTCATCTTAAGAGGTATTAATATCATTTGAATCGTCTTGAATAACAAAGTGTGCTCTTTTGGTTCTAGTAAACTTTCTGCATGTGCCATATTCATCAATATGTGATAACACCTTACTGCTTCGTTATTATCTTTATTTTTAACTGCAACTTTCATTTGTTCTAACCATCCTTTTATTTCGTCACTAAATACAGGGGCCGGTTTCTCTTCTTTTTGTAATTTTAAAATTATTATAAATATTACAATTCCTCCTAAGATTAACCTAAAATCAAAATATAAAGACAAAAATGCAGCAAATAATAATAACAACAAAAAATCTCTCAATAAATTCTTCATGAGATTAATATAAGCATGGAATTTAGTACATATTCGCAAGTGTCCGCATTGAATAATTTTGAGTCAACAAAAGATTTGGAAAATGTTCGTAAAATGAAGCGTACAAAGCTTCCAAAATACAAGAAAGAAGACGATACTGTGGAGGAAAATCCATTCTTAGATATTCCTCTTAGAACATTTATTGATCATTTCGTATTCACATGGAATAAAATCATACTAAATTTATTACAGCCTAGTTTGTATGAGATGTCCGAGAAACAAGCCGAATATGAATGGTGGGATAGATTACTTATAATAATAAGTAGAATTGCAAAAGAATTCTGGGTGAAGGAAAGAATATTCTACGTAGGTGTAGGATTTATTGTAGTATCATTTTTCATATATTTTATTTTTGCGGCATCCTAAATAACTCCTCCATAGATTCTTGACCAGATGTCTCATTCTGTTCGCCAATTAAATTCCCTAATGTAGATTTACCTAAGTTAGATTGAGATGATGCATTTAAAATAGATGATCCTGTTCTAGGAACCCTTAATCCGTTATAATACGCACTCTCTAACTTATGCATGTAAGAATATAACTCACCAAACCTTTTTTCTACCACAGATTCATAATCATCAATTCTATCTCGTAAAGATTTATTTTCTAATTTTAATTCTTCATGTTTCTTTTTTTGAGTATTTAATTCAGATTCTAATCTCTTTATACTTGCAATTGTCAAATTATTATTCTTCTTACTTTGCACATACGAATCAAATCCACTCATTAACAATAATACTTTTTATTCTTTGAATCCAACTGTACCCATTAGAATGTCTACAGTTTTACCAGGTGTTTTTGAACCACATTTTAATAGTCCCTTTTTTGTTAAAAATTTTCTTTTCTTTTGAAACGGTATTTTAGCTAATTCTAAAGTAAGCATTTTATCTCTTTTTTGCGTTTTAATACGATCAGTCTTATTTCCAATATATACAATCCGTCTTCTTGTTGCTATCTTTTTTATATTAACTGGTTTTTTACGATTCGCATTTTTATTTGCTCTGTTTCTTCTTCGGGTCATAAGACGTCGACCCCCACCACCAGTCATATGTATAGTGATAGGAATTTTGTTTAAAGCCATTACACTATATTAATATAATCTAACAGAGAAAAAAAAATGGGTATACCTTCATTTTTCGCATACATAGCCAAAAGATATGATAAAAGTAATTTATTAATCAAACGTCCAAATAAAAAGATAAATCGTTTATTTTTAGATTTAAATGGAATTATACACCCATGTAGTCATAAAGTAATATCTGAATTAGTTGAAGAAGCAAATATTAAAGCTCCTTTGAGTGTCATAGAGAATCGTATCATTCAAAAAACAATCACATACATTAGTGAAATAACAAAAGAAATAAATCCTTCAACACTGTTGTACATAGCAATTGATGGTGTCGCTCCCCGAGCCAAAATGTTTCAACAAAGAAAAAGACGATTTAAATCAGTACAGGACAGAGCATTAGATCCAACAAAACCGGTACGTACAAAATGGGATTCAAATGCTATAACACCCGGTACTTTATTTATGTCAAAATTGTCTAATAGTATTAAAAATTCCCCTATATTAAAAAATCTTGACGTTGAAAATATTATATTATCGGATGCTTCTGTTCCTAAAGAAGGTGAACATAAATTAGTAGAATATATCCGTAACAATGTACAAGAAGAAGATACCGCCGATGTAATACATGGTTTAGACGCAGACCTTATTATGCTGTCGTCTTTGTTACATCCTCAAAATATATACCTATTTAGAGATGATGCACAAAGAAAAGAAAAATATTATATGGATATATCATATTTCTTAGATTGTGTAAAGCATAATTTTGATGGTTTATTGCATGATGATATACCAGTTTTAGATATTATAAGAGAGTATGTGTTTTTATGCTTTTTCATGGGCAATGATTTTCTACCCCATCATTACAGTTTAGAAATTAGAGATGAAGCAATCGATCTTATTATTGAACTTTATTGTAATATTAAAAACAACACCAAAGCATTTCTTACTGACAAAGAAGGTAATATCAACAATGATTTTTTGAAATTACTTGTTTCTAAATTGATGGAATTAGAAGATACATTAGTTGTCGCTCATGCCGCTAGAATCGTATACAAACAAGCAAAACGCCACGGTCATACAGATGAAGACAAGTTCAATTATTTCCCAGATTATCATCGGAATATTGAAAAAAGAATTGGGTTTGGAGGTGAAAAATGGAGAGATAGATATTATGAACATGTCGCTACAACTGTTTCAAAAGGATCTACTGACACTCCAGAATTAAGGAAGCAAATGTGTAATTTTTACATACAAGGACTTGTATGGAATATGCGTTATTATTTAGGTAAAGAGATCTCCAATACATGGTATTATCCATATCATCATGCTCCAACATTCGTAGAATTACATGGCCGTTTAAGTGACCTCACAAGTGATAAATTAAAAAATTGTGTAAAACCAACAACAAAACAATTTACACCATTTGAGCAATTATTACTTGTATTACCACCACAAAGTTCTCAATTATTGCCAAAATCATGGTCTTCTGTAATGCGTAATGATGAATTATTCCCTAAAAGAGTAAGATTAAATCCCGTTGGCTCTATATTTAGATGGCAATGTCCCCCCATATTATATTATTATCCTGACAATATTTATCTAGATGAAGTAAAAAATTTACCATTGTCATATTCTGAAATTAAAAGATCTAAAAATCATAATTCACCTTTGATTATAAAAAAAAGTATATAAAGCACACTTATGTTTTTATAATCATAGAAATGTCTACTCCACACGTATCACAAAGAATTTTAGGTCGCGTTAAATGGTTCAATAATAAATTAGGGTATGGTTTTATAAGTTATAATTTGGATTCTTCTGAAAATAAAGATATTTTTGTTCATTGGTCTCATTTGTCTATACCTGAAAAGGAATTTCATACACTTTATCAAGGTGAATATGTTGAATTTGAGATTATTCCTTGTGAAGGAGACGAAAAGAAAAAACAGATGACGCAAGCTCATAATGTTACTGGCCCACAAGGTGGCCCATTAATGGCTACATCTAATAAAACAATGATGAGTATTGCACAAGGAACATTCGTCACAAATGTAAATAGTGTTTTCAAGGTACAACAGGTGGAACACAATGCCTCTTCTCCATATACTGAAATTAATTAACTGCATTTCAGCCATTCAGTAACGTATTTAAATCCTTTATTGGATAAATAATCAATTATATAATACGGTATGAATCTATTAATTACAGCAGTTGAGGTAATATTCACATGAGATCTATTATCATGAACATATTCAATACACCAAATTGCGGATAGATCTTTCAAAATAATATTTGTACTCTGCTTATCTAATTCCAACTTTATACAATTTAAATTCACATCATCTATTGTATAATTTGATAGTATAACATTTGCTGAAAATTTTGGTTTTGACAGCTTAATATTTCCATAGACCTTATCATCAACACTTTTTGTTAATGATGATGATTCGATCCCTTTAATATGATCTTTCCACGACGATATATTCATTACCGTCTGAGAAATATCATATGATGAAATATTTGTATTAATTCCTGTAAATGTATATTGTGTGTTCCGATCACGTTTTATTATTCTATATTCTCCTTTATTTTGGTATTCAATATTAGGATTCATTGTATTTGTTATAGTTAGTATTTTTGTAGTATATTTCAAAAAATTTGTAATCATGATCATTGTGAATTACTTACAATACTATATCATTTTTTTTAAAATTTTAAAAAAAATGTAATCTTAATTTTTTGTAAATTAAAATTTCATAAAACATTTAATTCTTCGAATGCATAATGAATATTTTCAAACGTTTTTCTGATTGGTGGAATTATTCAAAAAAGAAATCGTCCCCTTTAGCTATTCGCGGCGTTAATAATATTAAAATAGATAGAAAATATGTTCATAAAAAAGGAAGAAAAAAGCACACATATAAATATTCTATTAAATATACAATAGATCGCTCTATTGAAAAAAACTGGTTTAATGTGTTCGAAGACGAAGAAGAAATGAAAAATTTAGAATTAGCTTTGTCTGATAAATATTATAATAATCCTAAAATAGAACCTTATCATTTTCGAATAACCAGTTGAATCGTTATATTTAATTCTGAGTCGTTCAATTTAGTGTATTCTCTTATAAACCTTTCATTTTGAATTTTATCTAGATTGTTACACGAAAATAAATCAGCATATAATGCACCGTTTTCAGGATACGTATGAATACTTGTATGTGATTCACATAAAAGTGCTATTCCTGAATACCCCCCATCTTGTGTATTATCATTTATTTGTGTATCAAATTTATGCATTACTGGTTTATCTACAAGAGTCATCTTATTCATTTGTATCCAATCACATAAGAAATCTTTACCATACTTTACATCTACTAATATAGGATGTTGATGATTCTTTAGTGTAAGTTTTATAAGTAGATGATGCATAATGACATTAATTGTACTATATTAACTTAATTTTATGTCCTTTCATTTTTTTTGTTTTATTCTTTTTTTGCATTTTCTTTTTTGTTTTCCTCATTTTATTTTTAATACGTGCATTATCTAAATCTTCATTTTGAACTTTTTTTACACCTCTTGCAGAAGATCTCTCCATTTGTCTACATTTTCTATCCGATATATCACTCTCGTCGTCTACTCTGTTACATGAAAAATCTATTATAATTACAGACATTATATCCCTTTCTTCATTTAAAAAATCCAAAATCTCTGACAAATATACTTCAAAGGACTCTCTCTTTCTCTGTTTTAAACGATCAGGTATTGTTTTCGCTTTTGTACCAAAACTAAGAAATATATCTTCAGATCTGCCATCGGGGTAATATAATATCATTCGATTGTCATTCTTGTTAGTTCTTGAATATTTTTCTGATCTATGAACACTAAAAAACTTCTCATAAAAAAAAGAATCTCTTTTCCATTTTGCTATTCTATAAGATTTACATACATTATCTAAATATAATTTACCATCTTTATCTCCTTCGTCTTCCATATATTTTGCTGCGTTCTGTACTTCTGGTAACCATCTTCTTGAATATTTACCCTTTCTATTTCCTAAATGATCTAAATTATAAAGCTCGTCCCTAATTATTTGAACCATCTCATTACATTCATTCTCTGACTTTTTTGTTTTTTTAGTTTTATTACTCTTCTTTCCCTTTTCTTTTATTAATTTATTACGGACGTCTTTTATTATAATCTCGGTTGAATTAGCTATATTGCTTGATAATAAATTACAAACTTTCATACTTACTGCATTTAATTTTACAACATCAATTGGTGATAATAATTTCTCTTCTTCAAAATATGCCCCATGCCAATTTATAACTAATATCGGTATATCGCACATTACATTATTTTAATATTTTTTTAAATGATATGTAATATATTTCTCAATAGTTACATTTTTCAATTATTGTAAAAATGATGCTCATATAAGTATCAATTGTTATATATTAATCATGGGTGCTAAACAGGAAAATTCTGATGTGCTTAATAAATATAAGGCTCATACTCATAAGGAGCATATTTATAAGATTCCTGATACTTATATTGGTTCAGTAGAAAAATGTTCTGATATAGGGTTTGTAGTATCGAAGAATGAGGGTAATATTACTATGAAAAAGGAAATGTTGGAATACATCCCTGGTTTGTATAAAATTGTTGATGAAGTTATTGTAAATGCATGGGATCAATTTATTAGAAATAAAGGTTCTGAAAAAGATCGTGTTCGCAATATAGATATAAATGTGTGTAAAGATTCTGGTAGAATCACAATCGAAAATACTGGAAGAGGCATTGATATTTTAATGCATCCTGAACATAACATTTATACGGTAGAACTTATCTTTGGAAAACTATTAACAAGCACAAATTACACCGAAGGGGAAGAACGTGTAACTGGTGGTAAAAACGGATATGGAGCCAAATTAGCAAATATCTTTTCAAAAGAGTTCGAAGTAGAAACAATTGATTTTAACGTTAAAAAAAAATTTTTCCAAAAATTCACAAACAATATGGACGTTAGACATGAACCCATCCTTACTAAAATTAAAAAGAGTGAATATAAACACGAATATACAAGAGTGTCGTTTGTACCTGACTTTGAAAGATTTAAAATTAAAGGGTGGTCGAAAGATATGATAAATATCTTCAAACGACGTGCATTTGAGATTGCAGCATGCTGTGGTTCTAATGTATCTGTCACTTTCAACGATAAAGTAATTGGTATTAATTCGTTTAAAAATTATACAAAATTATTTGTTGAAGATGGCGATTGTGTATATGAGAAATGTAGTAACCGATGGGAGATTGCTGTTGGTCTATCAGAATCATTTCAGCAAGTATCTTTTGTGAATGGTATTTCTACTACAAAGGGTGGTAAACATATCGATTATATTGTACAGATGATTTGCAAAAAGATGAACGAATATCTTATTAAAAAACACAAAATTAATGTAAAAGCAAATTACATCAAAGAACATCTCTTTGTATTTGTGAATTGTCTTATTACAAATCCATCATTTGACAGCCAAACAAAGGATTACTTATCTACTCCTACAACCAAATTTGGTTCTAAATGTGAAATCAGTGATAAGTATATTGATACTATTGCAAAAAAGGGGCTTGCTGAAAGAGTCATTGAAACGTATAACTTCAAAGAATCTAAGTTGTTGAAAAAAACAGATGGAAAAAAGAAAATGAGATTATGGGGTATTCCTAAATTAGATGATGCTAATGAAGCAGGTGGTAAAAAATCACAACAGTGTACTCTTATTCTTACAGAGGGCGATTCTGCTAAAGCAATGGCTGTTGCAGGTCTTGGTGTTGTTGGAAGAGATTTGTACGGTGTTTTCCCATTGCGTGGTAAAGTAATCAATGTTCGTGAAAAAATTACCACCAATCAAGGGAGAACTCAAGTAGGGAATAACGAAGAACTCAATAATATGAAACAGATCTTGGGTTTAGAACAAGATATCAAATATAAAGATACATCTAAACTTAGATATGGACACATTCTTATCATGACAGATCAGGATTATGATGGATCTCATATTAAAGGACTTATTATGAATTGGTTTGGTACATTTTGGCCTGAATTGTTACAAATGGAAGGATTTATTCAATGTATGATGACACCAATTGTAAAGGTTTTTAAGAAAAAGAAAGAAAAATCATTCTATTCTATCTCAAAATATAACGAGTGGAAAGATAAACATTCAAATGAAACTGGCTGGTCTGCTAAGTATTATAAGGGGTTGGGTACGAGTACTACAAAAGAAGCCAAGGAATATTTTAAAGATCTTAAGAAAACAACTTATACTTGGGACGAAGAAAACTGTTCAAATTCTATCGACATGGCATTTAATAAAGAAAGAGCCGATGATAGAAAAGGGTGGTTGAAATCTTATTCATCTGATCATATTCTAGATGATACGGATTCAAAAGTTCCTTACAATGAATTTATCAACAGAGAATTGATTCATTTCTCTAATTATGATTTACAACGTTCTATTCCAAACATTATGGATGGACTCAAACCCTCTCAACGAAAGATTCTGTATGGTTGTTTTAAACGTAAATTAACCAAAGAAATTAGAGTTGCACAACTTGCAGGATATATTAGTGAACACACTGGGTATCATCATGGTGAAGAAAGTTTGAACGGAGCAATTATTGCAATGGCTCAGACATTTGTCGGTTCAAATAATATTAATTTGCTCGAACCGAATGGTCAGTTTGGTACACGTCTTATGGGTGGTAAGGACGCAGGTAGTCCTAGGTATCTTCATACGGCTCTCAGTCAATCTGCTTACAAAATATTTCGACCAGAAGATTCTAATATTCTGAAATATCTAGATGATGATGGTATGATGATTGAACCTGAATTTTATGTACCATGTATTCCAATGGTATTATGCAATGGTGCACAGGGTATTGGAACAGGATATAGTACATCAATTCCTTTGTATAACCCAGTTGATCTTATCGAATACATTGAACATAAAATAGATCCAACTAAAACGAAACCTAAGTTAATACCATATTACAAGGGATTCAAAGGTAAAATATCTATCGAAAATGATGCTATTATTACGAAAGGTGTTTATAAAATTATAAATTACAAAACCATATTGATTACAGAACTTCCAATTGGACAATGGATTGACAAGTATAAGACTTGGCTTGATAGTATTCTTGTAGAAGTATCAAACAAATCGAATAGCAAAACTACGAAAACCAAGAAAACTACTAAAAAATCTCCTACCAAATCTTCATTAAAAGAGGATTGGAGTTTTATTAAAAATTATAAGAGTCAAAGTACGGAAACATCTGCTCATTTTGAAATTGAGATTGATCCAAAGGTACTTAGTTCATGGTCTTCCAAAATCGCTGTTGAAAAGAAAGGTGGACTCTTTATCAACTTTATTGAAAAGAAGTTTAAATTGACAGCAAAAATTAGTACATCTAACATGCATTTGTATAATACCAAGGGTATCGTTCAAAAATTCAAATCGTGTTATGATATTATTGACTACTTTTACGAGAATAGAGCACCATATTATGTAAAAAGAAAGGAGCATTTACTCAGTCTGATTGACATTGATGTTCTTATTCTCAAAAATAAAGCAAGATTTGTTAAAAATATTGTAGATGGAATACTAGATATCAGAAAACATTCAAAGGAGTCTTTGAATAAATGGTTATCAGATAATTCATTCGATTTGGATCCTAGACAAGAGAAAGGATCTGCTTCATATCAATATCTTATTGGTATGCCAATCTATCAAATGACTACGGATATGGTTGCTGATTTAGAGAAATCATTGAATGAAAAGAACAAAGATCACGAAAAACTTATGAATACAACTACTTCGTCAATGTGGACATCTGACCTAGAAAACATTAAGACTGCAATTACTGAGAAAACTAAAACTAAAACAAAAAATAAAAAATAAAAAAATACCTTATTCACACCTAAGAAGCAACCCAACCACCAAACACTACTTCATAAACATGAGATATTTCATTATAATTTTTTTTACATATGTTCAATTTTTCTTCATTTAATCTTATGAAAGGTTTAGAACATATACAACATGTATTATAATAACTACGCTTATCCCAGCCCGTTCCAACACATTTTTTAACATAATTATTAGATATCTTTGATTTACAAGATATACACGAAGTAAATCCTTCCTTCTTTTGATCAATTTTTTTTAAAAATTCATCAACCTTATTAACCAACTTCTCTTCTTCTTTTTTTAGTTTTTTGTAAATTTTAATATTGGCATTTACCTTTTTTTTAATATCATTAAGAGAAGCAGTACCATTCTCTAAAGATATTGCTAATTGTTTAGGATAGTAAAATTTACTAACAGCGGGTCCCCATTTTTCTGATTTATCAAGAACTTCCTTCTGTGCTTCTTCCCAATTTTTAGCAACACCATCTAAATTTTTTATCCCATGAAATGATGTCACATTTGCACAATATGGATCATCTCTATCATATCCTCTTTTTTCTTGTTCTTCAATTAATTTATCAAAATAAATAACCACATCTTCAAATGAAGATGCATTACAATCATATGTTAAATCCCATGCACCCATTTTAATTCATATAATTTATGATCTTAAATAATATCATTTTTTTATTTTATAATTAATTTTATTTAGAAATTCCGTGATTATTTAACCAACATTTTTGTTTTTTAGTCAGACATAAACAACCAGAACCACATGTAAATTGTGATGGACAACATTTAGGATCACATTTATTGTGCGATAACATAGCCATCGACGTTATTTTATTCGAACCATCTACAGAAGGTAAAAATTCAGCACCATCTATAGTTTTAGTATCAAATATTTCCTTTGTCTTACATTTTACGTCATCTGGAAAGTTGTAACAATGCATTCTGTCAGATAAAGACTCTTTTTTATTTTTATTTGATTCCTTCAATTCTTTAGACCCTTCTTTGAAACTTTCTTTATTTGAAGAATCCATAACGCAAATAATACACACTGTAACAACAAACAAGATCAATAATAATAATGAAAATGATAAGACATATGGATTTTTTAAGATACCCATTATTACCTAGACAATTAAAAAAAAATAAAAATGATTCTTGTTTTAATTGTTTGATAATAATATCAGATACATTACATACTCCATAATTAGACACATTATGTCTACAAATAAAGAACACTCTCGTAAGAAATTAATTGATGAATTTTATGATTTAGACGAAAGAACATCATATATTCCAATCGAAGAATTTCTATTGATGTGGGATGTAAATCCGCCTTATATGACACCTAAAGAGTTCGTTAAGTCAACAAAAGATTATCCTTTAGAATGGAGTCAATATTTAGCCGACACTCGACCATTTAAAAGGATGTTAAATTAGTTTGAATATGCCGCATTTACAATATTTCTTAGTTCATTAATTTTTTTAAGGTTTCTTTCCTTTTTTTCCTTTTCTTCTTCTGAACAATATTTGTATTTTTGATTATTAACTTTTGTTTCAGATATACATTTTATTGCTTCTGCAACATCTCCTTTACACTCTTCAATCGTTTTCATTGCTATATCTATTGTAGTTTTAGTAGTCTCCATTACTTTAAATACAGGGTCTTCTGTTTCTTCCATTATCTAATCAAACATAACTGTTACATGTTGTTGCGTTCTAGAAAATGTTTTCTTTGTATTTCTAACAGTAATTTTCTTTTTCGACTTTGTTTTTGATTCCTTCTTCATAGACTTATCAATATTCTCAAAATTATC